AAATTAGAGGATGTATTAAGCTCTTCTTTAGTTGTTAATAAGATGGATACTGTTAAAGAAAAAAAAGAAGATTTATTTTTTAGATTGGTCGTTTCATGGAAAGAAACAAGAGACTTGGCTTTAGAGTGTGGTTGTTCTAAGGCAGTAGAAGTGGCCGATACCATGTTCCCATATTTAAGCCCAAATGTGTGCGGAAAGGAAAAAGAGAATGTTGAATTCTAAAGTAGTATTATTCATAGCGGGTGTTTTAATTTTTGTTGGGATTTTCAAACCCAATCTATCCTTTATTGTTCCAAATAAAACCGTAGATGTTATTGTTAATCCTGATTTGGAAGTAAGTAGACCCATTGATGAAGTTTTGTTAGAAAAAGCCCAAGCTGTTACAAAAGCTTTTGATGGTAGTGCATTCGATAGAAATAAAGATGGTCAAAGATTAGCTTTGTTATATCTTGATTTAGCTACTTTAATCGAACTAGATGGAGAACAAGAAGTAGTTAAAACAACAGAAGAAATTCGCCAAGCCAATTCTTTATCTGGTACTATGTTAAGACTAAACCTAAAAGGAACATATCCCGGATTATCCGATGCTGCTAATGATTTATTAGTGTCTCAGATAGGCGAAGATATTGTTCCATTAGATAGCAATCTAAGAGCAAAAGCAGTTGATGCTTTTAGAGCTTTAGCCTGGGCATGTTTCGAAGGTTCCAAATAAGGTAAATTATTATGCCAAGATTTAGCCCATCAGATTTATATAACAATTATAGAAAAGGATTTTCTGGGTGTTTATGGGAAGAACATGTATATGAACAATTATTAAAAAATTCTAAATATGCATATTTCAAAGAGGGTGCCAGAAAAATTAAAAATAGTGGAAAGGGCAAACTTAGCACACCTTACAAAAGCGTGTTAAAATTTGATAAGAATCCATATAATGAAAGACAAACTACTGGAGATTGTGTGTCCCACGGAACACGTAATGCTTGTGATGTTTCGCGAGCGGTAGAAATAGATGTGCATCGTGATAGAGAAGCTTGGTTAGCACGAGGTGCTACAGAGGCTATCTATGGCGCTAGAGGCCACGGCGGTCAGGGAATGAGTTGTGCAAGAGCTGCTACCTTTGTGAGTGAAACTGGTGGCATACTAGTTAGAAAAAATTATGAGGGAGTTGCTAACTTTAGTAAGTATAATGGCAACATGGGTGCTAGATGGGGATCTAGAGGCTTGCCTGACAATGTTATCGACGTTGCCAATGATCATCAAATTAAAACAGTTAGTTTAGTTAGAACTGTTGAAGAGGCTAGAGATGCTCTTGCCAATGGCTATGGATTAGCAGTATGTTCTAGTTATGGTTTTAGCAATAAAAGAGATAAAAATGGTTTTGCTAGAGTAAGCGGAAATTGGGCTCATTGTATGGCCTGGATAGCATGTGATGATACTGGAAGTGAACCGGCATTTTTGGTACAAAATAGTTGGGGCAAGTGGAACGATGGTGGTCATCCAGAGTGGGGTAAGATTCCAGACGGATCGTTTTTAATTCATGCCGATGCGGCAGCAGGGATGCTTAAACAGAACGGCTCTTATGCGTTTAGTCAGTTTGACGGTTTCCCTGTACAAAAACTACCCGATTATGGTTTTGAGGACTATTTATGAAATTCTTAGATAAAGTTGCTCTTAACAGATTAATTAGTATAATTGCTAATTTTATTTTGGGCATATTAAAAATATTTGCTCCAAAATCTGTGGACGATATAGAAGTACCTAAGCCAAGACGCAGAATATTTCCGTGGTTATGGAGAGAATCAGATGACTAAGTTTGTTTCATTGCTACTGACAGTATCTGTATTAATAACTGCTACTGATTATGGTTATAATGGCTCAACTACAGGGGCAGTAACTTTAGTTGGTGGCATAATTAAAGCTAGTCATATAGATAAAGAAAAAAAATATCCAAGAAAAGATTGTCCTGTTTGCAAAGGCAAAGGTTGGTATATAAGTGGCGACGGTATCAAAAAAGTAGATTGTGGATATTGTGAGCCAGAAGCAACCTCATTAGACGAAGAATGTAAAACAGAGGTATCCAAAAAATGAATGAAAAATTAAAAGATATAGCAAGAAAAATTTTAAGAATAGCCGATATTCCAGAAGAAGAAAATTTCGGCAGTATTATCGCAATTTTAATGATTATTAGCATAACTATCACTTTAATTAGAGTTATCCAAGAATGTAACAAAAATAAAGTGTCTGAAAATATGACATCAAAAGATATTTACAATTTATATGGTCAAGAAATTAGATCATATAGCTTGCGTCGTGGTTGGTTTACAAAATTACGAATCAAAAAGATTTTGCGTAGAAAAATGTCTAAAGAGCAATACAACAAATATAGCTTAAAACTTGTTAATGCTATTTTAGATGTAGGAGAAAACCTCAAGGATGATGAAGTCATTACCTTAACGGAGGCAGCCAATGTTTAGTTTATTAATATGGTGTGTATATGGTTTATTTGTAGGAAGTATAGCTAAGGCAATAGTTCCTGGTGAAGAGCGTATGGGATTTTTCCAGACTGTCGCTATTGGCGTTGCTGGTTCCTATGCTGGTGGCGCCGTTCTATATTTATTAGGAAGTTATGATAGCATAAGTCCTTCTGGTATTTTAATGGGCATAGCCGGTGGTGTGCTTAGTTTAGTTGTATATAACAAACTAACAAATCAGTCTTGACACAACCGGTCGTCTTGCTATAATACTAATTATGGAACGACCAGAATGGACAGATTATTTTTTAGGACTGGCTAAAGTTGTATCACAACGTAGCCATGATTCTCAAACCCAGCACGGATGTGTAATAACAGACCGCAATAATAGAATTCTGGGTTTAGGATATAATGGATTCCCACGAGGTCTTAGCGACGAAAACTTACCAGATATAAGACCACATAAATATCCGTGGATGATACATGCCGAACGTAATGCTTTATCGAATTGTACACTGAGACCAGAAAATGGAATAGCGTATATCACAGGACAATGTTGCAATGACTGTATAATGGCCTTATGGCAAGAAGGAGTAACAGAAGTCATTATGTTTGATGGTCATGGTACACACCAATTTGATGAAAAAGCTAGAAAAATATTTGATACTTTCGTTAGTATGAGTGGAATAAATATACAATATGTTAAACCAAATCTTTCATGGCTGAAACAATTGTGTGGTGTAATATGATATACATAACAAGTTTTTATTTAGCGTTAATGATTTATATCTACAATAGTATTGCCGGAAATTTACATATGCTGAACATTTCTTTTCATGCTGTGGTAATACTAGGTCTCATAAACATTTTAAATAGGAGATAAGATGTCTGCACTTCAAGAGCTTCAAAATTATACATTTGTTAGTAAGTATGCGAGATGGTTGGAAACAAAAAATAGAAGAGAAACATGGAAAGAAGCTGTTGAGCGCGTTAAAAATATGATGCATACTATGTATGCCGATAAAAATATCTCAGAAGATATTGATTGGGCATATGACATGATGTATAAGAAAAAAGTTCTTGGCAGTCAAAGAGGTTTACAGTTTGGCGGCGAACCTATTTTAAAACGTCATGCAAAAATTTATAACTGTACAAGTTCTTATTGCGATAGATTAAGATTTTTTCAAGAATGTTTTTGGTTATTGCTGTGTGGCAGTGGTACAGGATTTAGTGTTCAAAAACATCATGTCGCCAAGCTTCCTAATCTATCTCAAAAAACAAAAGATAAAGATAAAGGAGTAAAGTATGTAATTGAAGATAGTATTGAGGGGTGGGCGGATGCTTTAGGAGTATTATTAAGTTCATACTTTATTAAACCAGCAGAAGCTAAGTTTAAAACATATCAAGATCAATATATTATATTCGATTACTCTGAAATTAGACCTCAAGGTTCTTCTTTAAGTTCTGGTGTTGGTAAAGCTCCTGGTTTTGAGCCTTTAGCTAAAGGACTGGAAAAAATACGTTCTCTATTGGATCGTTGCATAGCAAACGGTCAAAAGAAATTGCGACCAATTGATGCATATGATATTGTTATGCATAGTAGTGATGCCGTGTTAAGTGGTGGTGTTAGAAGGTCTGCTAGTTTAGCATTATTTAGTGCTGATGATGAAGAAATGGCAAAAGCTAAAACTGGCAATTGGTATATTGATAATCCTCAAAGAGCAAGAAGTAATAACTCAGCACTCTTATTGAAGGACGAAACCACTCTAGAACAGTTCGAAAAACTCATGGAAAGCGTTAAAGAGTTCGGAGAGCCTGGGTTTATTTGGAGTGACTCAACAGAGATGACTTTTAATCCTTGCGTAGAAGTAGGCATGTGGCCTGTTGATGAAGAAACAAACGAAAGTGGATGGCAAGGTTGTAATTTATCAACCATAAATTGTTCTTCTATTGAAGATGAAAATGATTTTTATGAAAGATGCAAAGCCGCAGCTATTATTGGAACTTTACAAGCTGGTTTTACTAAACTAGATTATCTTGGAGAGATAAGTTGCAAAATTTTTGCTAGAGAGGCTTTGTTGGGTGTTTCGTTAACCGGCATTATGGAAAAACACGATTTGGTTTTATCTGAAAAAGTACTAAAAGCTGGTGCTAAAGTTGCGGTAGATACTAATAAGCAATTATCTAAAAAGATTGGTATTAATCAGGCTGCTAGGGTGACCTGTTTAAAACCAGAAGGTACTAGCAGTAGTATGCTTGGTACTAGTTCTGGTATCCACCCACATCACGCTAAACGCTATATCAGGCACGTACAGGCCAACATTTTAGAAGCACCATATCAACACTTCAGGGGTTATAACCCACAAGCCTGTGAAAAATCTAGTTGGTCTGCAAATAATACTGATGAAGTAATTAAGTTTCCAATTGAAGTGCCAGATGGTGCAAAAACTAAAAATCAATTACCAGCAGTCGATATGTTAGCAATCGTTAAAGATGCTCAAAAAAATTGGGTAAATGCTGGAAAAAATAAAAACTTATGTACTCAAGATTATTTAAGTCATAATGTTAGCAACACCGTTACTGTTAAACCAGATGAATGGCATGCTGTTACCAAATATATCTATGACAATCGCAAATATTTTGCTGGTATTAGTTTAATTCCACAAAGCGGAGACAAAGATTATCCACAAGCACCATTTACTACTGTTTATACAAGTAGAGAAATTGTAAAAGAATACGGCGATGCTGCTTTATGGTGTTCTGGCCTAATAGAATTAGCATTAAATGCTTTTGATAGAAATCTCTGGGCAGCTTGTGACTATGTAACTTTTGATCAAGCAAAACCAGAAGACAATGAGTTAAAGCTTAAATTTATTATGAAGATGAAAAATTTTGCTGGCAAATATTTTGATGGAGATGTTAGACGTTTAACATATTGTATGAAAGATGTCTATAATTGGAAAGTTTATTGTGATTTATTCAACAGTTATAAAAAGGTTGATTATACACAACTGGTGGAAACAGAGGATAACACTGCAGGAATAGAGGAAGTTAGTTGTGCTGGTGGCGCATGTCTAATTTAACTTTATTTCGAAAGGTATGAAATTTGAGAAAAAACAAAAAGAAAAGGGTGCTAGATGCTACCAATCCATTGACAGTTCATCCAGCATATAAAAATAGATTAAAACCAAGAACCCCTAACCAACATGATTTTATAAGAACTATAGCAGAAAACACCATCACTTTTTGTCAAGGTGTAGCCGGTAGTGGTAAAACACATATCGCTATTGGTATGGCTTTGGAATATTTATTAGAAGACAAAGTAGAAAAAATAATCATAACCAGACCAGTTGTAGAATCTGGAGAACGACTTGGTTTTCTTCCCGGCACAGCAGAAGAAAAATTACACCCTTATCTTCTTCCTATTTTAGATGAAATCTCTTATTTTATTCCGATGAGTCAATATGGTACTCTTAAAAACCAACATAAAATCGATGTTGTGCCATTAGGTTTAATGAGAGGTCGTAATTTTCATAATGCTTTTATTGTGGCAGATGAGTGTCAGAATGCTTCTTATGATCAACTTAAGATGCTATTGACACGCATTGGCCATGACAGTAAAATGGTTTTAACTGGCGATACCAGTCAGTCAGATTTATATAAGAATATGCGTGGTGGTTTTTTAAAGCTGATTGATGGATTGAACGATATAGATGGAGTAGGTATTTCACGCTTATTAAATTCTGATATTGTTAGAAATCCCATTATTGGCAAAATCTTGTTGCGTTTAGAACAAGTAGAATATGAAAAAGAAAAATTCTAGATGTTTATTATTAAATGCTGACTTCACACCCTTATCTATAATACCTTGGAAAAGGGCTGTGATCTGGCATGTAAAATACGAGAACAATTTATCTTATGGAATCGATATTATAGATTTTTACAAAAACGATTGTATTGTAGGCACTAACAATAGAAAATATCCTATACCAGCCGTAGCTAGAACCAAAAGGTTTTTTAAGTGTTACAAACAGCAGCTTACTTTTTCTAGAAAAAATATCTTTATAAGAGACAATTATACATGTCAATATTGTGGCAATAAATATTTATCAAACCAGCTAACATATGATCATGTTATTCCAAAATCAAAATGGAATTATAACACTGGATCTCCTACAAATTGGACCAATATAGTTACTTCTTGTAGTAGTTGCAATCGAAAAAAAGGAGACAGAACGCCAGAACAAGCCAATATGGAGCTAATTAATTATCCAATAGTGCCAAAAAAAGATTTCAAGTACTTGCACATATCGCACCTTTTGTCTAAGATAATACATGTTCCAGAAGAATGGGAACTGTATTTGCCCCCATCGTACCAAATTAAATAATGCCAACATACACCTACTATTGTTTTAATTGTGATGAACAATTTGAAATATTTTGTCACTTTTCCGAATATAAAGAAACTTACAAATGTCCTGTTTGTAAAAAAACAAAAGATGTCAACAGATTATATTGTGCTGATGTTCAAACACAATTTGTTTCGGTAAAAAAATCTGATAATGAACTGAAAACCATAGGAGATTTGGCTCAACGCAATTCAGAAAAAATGAGCGAAGATGAAAAATCAGCGCTTTACATGAAACATAATGATTATAAAGAGAATAAAGAAGAAAGCAAACCACTGCCAAATGGCGTTAGTAGAATTAAAAAACCGCCCAAAGTGCGGTGGCCAGGAGCGTCAAAAAGAAAAAGAAGGAAATTACTATGAAACCAGAAAACTGTATTTTTACACAAGACTTAGAAAAAGAACAAAAGGAAAACTCTGACACATATATAGAGTACTATACTTTATTAGGGAATCACGATTATATAGACACCAATAATAAACCTTGCAGCAAAGAAGAAAACAAAAATACTTTAGCCAAATGTGTTATTCGCAATGGATCAAAAAAATTCTATATAAAAACAGGAGCTTATGGCAGAATTTTCAATCCTATGGGAATGTTCAGCGAAGGAAAGAGCGATAAGTTTATTTCCAAAATAGGCAAAAAAGAATTCGAATTTAAGCAAGTAAATCAAAAAATATTTGATATGTATCTAAATTTTCTATCTACTAAAAACTTAGCATGGTTAAATAATGCTGAAAGGGAGATGATATAATGGTTAAAAAGAAGAAAACAAAAGAAACAGAGTACGCCGTTAAATATCTGCATGATACCATAAAAATGTCTGCTACAGATATTGCTTTAGAATTGGGGCTTGAAAAAGCTGTGGTCGATGGTATAATAAACACACCAAAAGAGGAAAAACCTCGCAAGGTTAGCAAAAGCCAAAACCTGATGGTAAGACACACAGCTTCTAAAAAAACAAACAACGTAAGCGTTATGACAGAATCTGCATCACAACTAAATGATGAACTATCAAAGAAATTTCCTAATACAAAATCTAGAACTAGTAGGGGTTCGATCTTTAAACCAAATGGCTGACAAAAAATACATATCTAAATATTCTAATGGCAAAGAAGTAAGCGCAGCTCAGTATATTACTGAAATAATATGCGAAAATAAAGCCAAAAAAGATAACCTAGATCTACATTATAGATTTTGGGTTAATAAAGAATGGGCAACTTTTTATAGAAATCAGATAGCCTCTGCACACAAGCTAATAAAAAAATATAATGACAAAGCTATTGTAAGAGCGTTGAAAAATCCTAAAGCTTCAAAAATATTTTCTCTGCGAGCACCATATCTAATACCTATCATAGAACAAGAACAAAAAAAGCTTGATGCTGAGAATAAAGAAATTACATTGGATCTCAATAGGCCCAAAGAAGTTAAGTTTGGCACCAATAAACAAAAACCAAAAAATATTTTTTCAAAATTAAAGGATATAGACGATGAGCGTTAAAGACGATGTTAAAAAAGCATTTGGTCAAGATATTATCTTAAACGGCAGCGCTGTTATGGATCGCAAATCTGTTATTATTCCTGTAAGTCCATCCTTAGACATAATACTAAATGGTGGTATTCCAGAAGGTAGTTTTGTTGTATTTACTGGACAACCCAAATGTGGTAAAACTATAACATCTCTTGATTTCGCCTCTACTGCACAAAAACCGGAATATCAGGGCGATCTAAAAGAACCACGAGAAGTGTATTATCTAAATATCGAAGGTAGATTGAAAAAGAGAGATATAGAAGGAATACCTAATTTAGACCTATCTAGATTCCATGTTATCGGTAGTCAGCAGGGTAAAATTTTACATGCGGAAGAATATTTGCAAATTGGTGAAAAAATTATTAATGAAATCCCAGGATCTGTAGTTATTATTGATTCGTATTCAGCATTATGCACAGAAGCTGAAATCACTAGCGATATGAATAAAATGCAACGAGCAGATGGTGCTAAATTACTAGCTAAATTTTGCAGAAAGGTTGCCAACGTGATTCCTGTTAATAAAAATATAGTTATAGGAATTACGCATTTAATGGGTAATCCTACCGGATACGGCGCTGAATTTAAAGAAAAAAGTGGACAAGCAATAGCATATCAGACAGATATTAAACTAAGAGCCAAAAGCTTTAAGCCTTGGACTGTTGGTACAGATAATACTCAAATAGGCCAAGAAATTAATTGGCAAGTTGTGGTGTCTGCTTTAGGTTCTCCAGGCGCTAGCATTACAAGCTATTTACGATATGGTGACGGAATAGATAAATATATGGAAGCCATATGTTTAGCATCTGATATAGGTTTGATTAATAAGGGTGGAGCTTGGTATACCATGACCTCATTACCAGATAAGCCTAAATTTCAGGGTACAGAAAAGGTTAGAAATTTTCTTTTAGAAAATCCCCAAGCATACGAAGATTTGGTCAAAGCAATTAAAGAAACAATGGGCATAAAATGCTGATTACCGATCTTGATGGAGTTTCTCATAAATGGAACTTGACAGGCAACATGGCTCGTGGTAAAATTGCCAACAAGTCGAGTTTTCATATAAAAGCTCGAAATCTCATAACCTCTCACTACCCAACACTCCAAATTCTTGAAGAAGTACCTATTCCCTTAAAAAAAGGAGATACTTTATATTTAGACTTTTACCTACCACTGAAAAAACTTTGTATAGAAGTTCATGGAGAACAACACTATAAATTTGTTGGTTTTTACCATGGTAATATGCTGAATTTTTTAAAGTCTAAAAAACGAGATGTCGAAAAACAAGAATGGTGCGAACTCAACGGTATTACACATATAGTTTTCCCTCATTTTGAAGATGAGAACCAATGGACAGAAAGATTAAATAATGCATAAATCCTCTAAAGACGAAGTTAAATACTGGGATGATATCCTAGATGAATACGAAAAATCTATTGGTATGCCCAACTACGACAAAGATGCATTACCAGAAAGTGAACTAAATGAATACTTGACAATGAACAGAGATGTGTTAGAAAAGTTGAATCCAGAGGATTGTGCTCAAATTTCCTATAGGCTTGGCCAATTTTCTTTTCATATACAAAGAACGATTAATAGAGAACTAGCCAGGTATAATTGGGCAGATGAGATGGTCAAGGAAACTATAGCTGATGAGATTAATAATTATAAAGGTTATGGGTATTTAGAAAAGTCTGGTCAAGCAATTAAACATAATGACAGAGCACAAGCCTTGAACAATATTAAAAAATTTGCTAAACAAAGATCTGATAGGTTGTCTTATTTAGCTAATGGCATAAAAAATTTATCAGACATATTATTATCTATACAAAGAAATAAGGTGAAACATGGGTCTTGATAAAGATGATATTAAACAATTAATAGCTATATTACAAAAGGGATTATCTGAAGATGAACCAGAAGATTTTCCTGTTGAAGAAATAAAGCCTAGACCAAAAATCAAAAAGACAATTTCTAAGAATAAATTCGATGTAATGCCTGAAGCAAAAATGCATAAAGAAGATACAGAAATAGATAGAAGGCTTAATGTGCAACCTCCTACAGATAGGTCTAGAACTTATAAAACTGTAAGAGTTAGGTGTAGGGTTTGTGGAAAAAATGAAGAAGTTAATCCGTCTCTAGTTGAGTCTATAGAAAGATATAAATGCAACAAATGCTCGACTTCATCAGGGTGAAAAATGATATTGTGTGATCCGGCCTCCGAAAGAGCTGTTCTTGCTGGTATATGTCGTTACGGAGAAGATGCGTATTTAGATGTAGCGGACATTATTCAAGAGTCTTCTTTCACTATAGATAGCAATAGTATTATTTATAAGTGTTTAAAGTCTTTGTGTGAAAATGAACAGAAACCATCTATCGATGTTGCATCAATTTACGCTGCCGCACAAGATGTTGGCGTAGCAAATATTTTTGCTAAAAAAGAAGAAGCACAACATCTTAAGGCTATAATAGACTTTCCTGTTAGTTTAGAAAATGTTCGTAAATTTGCTGCAAAAATAAGAAAACTGGAAATTGCTAGATTATTACGAAAACAATTAGAACAAGCTGGAGATAAGTTATTAGAAATTAATGGAAATGAACCAGTAGCATCTATCTTAGGTGTTGCCGAAGATGCCGTATTTAACTTCTCTTCTTTGCTTAACGATACCGATAATCATCCAATCACTATCGGTAAAGATATAGATGAATATATTCAAAGTTTACAAGATAATAAAGTTGATCAAATAGGTATACCCACTGGATTTCCGATTTATGATCAGTCTATAGGAGGCGGTCTTAGAAAAGGGACAGTTAATGTTATTGCGGCCAGACCAAAAACTGGTAAAACTCTTTTATCAGACAATATAGGATTTCATATAGCACATAAACATGGTATTCCTGTATTGAACATGGACACAGAAATGAATACTGTTGATCATATCAATAGAGTTTTGGCTATGATGACAGAAGTAGAAATTAATGCCATAGAAACAGGCAAATTTGCAGAATCAGCAGATAAAAAAACAAAAATCCTAAAAGCCGCAGAAGAATTAAAATCCACAAAACTGTTTTATAAGAGTATTGCTGGCAAGCCTTTTGAAGAACAGTTAGCTATTATGCGAAGGTGGATATTGAAAGAGGTAGGATTAAATGATGATGGCACAGCCAAACAGTGTGTGATATTTTATGATTATTTAAAACTTATGGACAGTCAGGGAATGAGTCAAGATTTAAAAGAATATCAGGTTCTAGGATTCATGATGACTAGTTTGCATAATTTTGCTGTTAGATATCAAGTTCCTATTGTGGCATTTATTCAGCTTAATCGCGATGGTATCACAAAAGAAAGTACGGATACTGCTAGCGGTTCGGACCGAATTATATGGCTATGTAGTAACTTTAGTATATTCAAAAGAAAAACAGATGAAGAAATAGCTGAAGATGGCCCAACTAATGGCAATCGTAAGCTATTGCCTTTGGTTAGTCGCCACGGCGGCGGTTTAGATGATAACGATTACATTAATTGTCACATGAAAGGATGGTGCGCTAAAATATCTGAAGGTAAAACTAGATTAGAAATTATGAATAATGTTCAAAATTCAGACGAAGGATTTATTGTAGATGACGAAACAAATAACTATGAACAACAAATACCGTTCAATTGATCAAGCTAAACTTAAAGTTTTGTGCGACGATCTTTGTGACAGCATAGAAACACTACTTGATACATTTGGTTTAGATTACAAAATGAATTCAAAAATGATATCTATGAGCTGCCCAATACACGGAGGAGATAACGAATCTGCTTTAAATATTTATCCTGATGGAGATAACTATAGAGGCAATTGGAAATGCAGAACTCATAATTGTGAACAGGAATTCAAAGCTTCAATCATCGGTTTTGTAAGAGGAATCATTTCCAGACAAAAATATAACTGGGAAAAACCTGGAGACAAAAGTTGTTCATTTAATGAGGCTCTAGAATATGTTCAAGCTTTTTTAAATAAAGACTTAAGCAGTATAAAAATCTCCAAAGGAGAAAGAGAAAAAAAGAATTTTACTAATATTATCAATTATATCAGTTTAAAAGCCGAACAATCAAAAACACAGATTACCAGAGGACATATTATCAAGTCCATACAGATTCCTGCGCAATATTATTTGGATCGTAATTATTCAGAAGAAACTCTTAAAAAATACGATGTAGGACTATGTACCAATCCTAGAAAACCTATGCATAATAGAGTAGTTGTACCCGTTTATGACAATGAATATAAATATATGGTTGGTTGTAGCGGCAGAAGTATATTTGAGAAATGTAATAAATGTTCACATTATCATAATCCTAAAGAATCTTGTCCATCAGATGATAAAAAATGGTTATATTCTAAATGGAAACATAGCTCCGATTTTAAGAGTCAAAACTATCTTTACAACTTTTGGTTTGCCAAAGATCATATATACGAAACAGGACTAGCTATTATAGTAGAAAGTCCTGGCAATGTATGGAGACTGGAAGAAAATGGTATACATAATAGCGTAGCGATGTTCGGCTCGTCTTTAAGCGACAGACAAAAAATTCTTTTAGATTCATCTGGAGCTATGACTCTTATTTTATTAACAGATAACGACGAAGCTGGACAAAAAGCAGCAGAACAAATCAAAAAGAAATGTCAAAATACATATAGAATATTCAATCCAACAATATCAAAAAACGATGTTGCAGATATGACATCCGAAGAAATTAAAAAAGAAATAAAAGAATATATACAGAGGGTTGTATGAAAAAAATAGTGGCTTTTGCTGGTAGAAAACAGTCTGGTAAAACAACATGTTCAGAATTTGTTGCTAAATATTTTAATGGAAAAATAGAACCATTTAATAGTGCAAAAATATATAATTTTGCTGATCCATTAAAGCAAAATATATGCATTGAACTCTTAGGGTTAACGCATGATCAATGTTACGGGTCTGACAGTCATAAAAACGAATTGGTAGATTGTTATTGGGAGAACGGAAAGCAAATGACAGCAAGAGAAGTTATGCAATTTATTGGCACAAACATCTTTCGTAAAATGAAACACAACGTATGGTCTAGTGCTACTATAAATAAAATAGAAAAAGAAAAACCAGCACTGGCTGTAATTGCGGATTGTAGATTTCCTAATGAAGTAGACGCAGTAAAACAGGCAGGTGGTTTAGTGATAAAACTAACAAGAAATCCACACAATTCCGACCATGAAAGCGAAACCGCTTTAGACGAATGTAATTATGGCGTACAAAATTTTGATCTTGTGATTTATAACGAAAATCTAACTATACCCGAACAAAATCAAGTCATAATCAATTTTTTGAAAAATAAAAAGGTGCTATTATAATTATTACATATTTACGCAGTAGTTCTTATGGGACTCACTGTATGTGCGAGCAACAATATTTTCTTGAATATGTTCTTGGTTACAGATCTCCAAGCAACAAAAAGGCTGATAAAGGAACTATTGTACATAAAGTACTAGAAATATTAGCCGGAATTAAATTATCTCAGCAAAATGATAAAGACCATTATAACGATGATATATTAGGACAAATAGGCGTAAACGACTACGATTTAGATCATATTATTGAATCAGTCTATAATTACTATAGCTCTCAGTTTAAACACCATGAGTGGTCAGAAAAAGATTTAAAAGATTCCCGTCTGTGGGTGCATAAAGCTCTTACAGACCATAATGGTGTCTTTGATCCACGAACCAGAAACATAGTTCAGCCGGAACAACATTTTGATATACCTATTGATAAATCTTGGGCAAATTATAAATACGATACTAAAGACGGCCTATTAGAAGGTCAATTGGCCATAAAAGGTACTGTTGACCTTATTACGGAAGTTAATGAATCAACCTTAGAAGTAGTAGATTGGAAAACTGGAAAAAGATTAGATTGGGCCACCGGCCAACAAAAAACTTTAGATAAACTTTATGCTGATCCACAGTTGAAGCTTTATCACTATGCTCTAAGTCATTTATATCCACAATATGATCATATAATTATGTCTATTAATTTTATTAATGATGGAGGAGCTTTTAGTATGTGTTTTGATAAGTCTGACCTCTCTAGCACAGAAGATTTGATAAGAAAAAAATTTGAAGAAATAAAAAAAAGCAAAAAACCCAAGCTTAGCAAAAGCTGGAAATGCAAAAAATTGTGTCATTTTGGCAAAAATACTTTTGAGAATCATGAAACTATTTCTCCTATTATCGAATATAGAGACGACCAAGTATCGCCAAAAGGCGAATATATGACTATGTGTGAACAAATCAAACATAGCGTAGAGGTAGACGGAATAAAAAACGTTGTTGACAAGTAC